CCCCAACACCTCTAGAAGTATCTACAACAATCACATACTGATGATCTTTCTGAGGTTCTTCTAGAATATCTAACCCATCATCAGTGGTAAACACATAAGGCACAGGTGACAAGCTAGCTATTACATCTCCAGAAATCAATGATGCAGATGATCCTATGAATGAGCACAAAACCTCTTGATTAAACTTAACATCCCCGAGCAATCTACGTTGTTCTTCTGCCCACTTAGCGTCGCGATTGGGATGCTCATTGTAATGTACGCGCAGAGGAACAAACCCATTCAATCCTTGCTCCGCGTCATTCCAGAACTTCCAGAAGTGATTATACCCCAACGGAGTAGATGTTAGAATAATCTTGGTTGTAGAACCCGCTGATACCACAGGATAAACTGCAGTAAAGAATTCATCTGCAAGGTTGTTGGGAATGATAGCAGTTTCGTCAACATACAGTAAGTTTACCGAACGACCACGAACACCCGATTTGCTGGTAGCAGCTGTGAATACAATTGAACCATTTTCTAGTTCAATATCCCCTTTGTTCCATGTCTTGATACCTTGTTGTAAGAACAGAGGTAGATTCTCATACATCAATTGATATCGATATAATATCTCTCTTGCAGCAGGTGCTTTGTTCGCTAGAATCGCAACTGTCCTGTTGGATTGAAACAGTGTATACCACAGGATATATGCCGCCACAACCTGCGACTTACCCATCTGGCGGGGCTGCATACTGATAACCTTGCGATTATTCAGAATTGTGTTTATAAAATTCTTTTGATAGTCGTAAAGAGCAAACGGCACTAGGCCCAAGTCAAGCGAAACAATTCGACAATACTTCTCGATGAAGTAAATAGGATCCCGACTACACAGAAGAAGTTCTCTAACTTGATCCTGTGTAAACTGTATGGGATATCCAACCTGCTTTAGATTGGTGTTCCCATTATACTTATTCTTAGTGTTAATTACCTGCATCAATTGTCTTAACATCGCGGGTATTTAAAGCTCTTAAAAGATCTTCTGTTGAACCTGTAAACAAAATATTGTTCTGTTGTGCTATTTGAGGAACAGCATCTTTACCCGGGCGATCAATATCTTGTTTTTGTTTTTGCAAAGCTAATAAATCCTTGGCAACATCAGAAACAGTTTTCATTATCTGCCCGGTGACTTCATATGCACGAGGATGTTCTGAACTTCTTGCAAGCATTAGGGCATCATCCAGCGCCGATGAACCCTTTGTAATGACTTCGCGAAGAGTTCTCCTAGCAAGATCATAATCATCTTCTAGGTCATCAGATAGTAGAATAGGAACATCTTTCTTATGTTCCTCAATATTGAAGATTTCATTGAGCTTTTCAATCAATCAAACCCATCAAACGTTTCTACGAATGCTACTACATTCCCAGGTTGTGCATTGGAAGGAGATGTTGTAACATCAACTGTTCCTAGCAAGTTTGCCAGAACAGGATCTTGGTATACATTAGCAATAGCCCTGCGAATAACACCTTGTTTGCTCGTAGGTCCATAGAAGTTTGTTTTGATGCTAAAGGTAAGTGTCCAGATGATTGCTCTTCTATCATTAAAGCTGCCATCATAAGAATCCGTAAAATCGATGTTCTCAAGAACAATAGGAATATCGTGGTTAATATTCATATCCGGAACAGCTTTAATCGTTAGGTTATAGTCAGGATTGAAGTAAGGGAGAATTTGTTCTATGATCTGCAAGCCATCATCACTATTCTTAACATAGATGTAGAGGTTTATAGTAAGATTGTAGGGAACAGGAACAAATTGAGAAGTTACAATGTTGTTAGAAACTGACACCGTTCTATTTTTCTGTGTCATTGACAGTTTTCGACTAGAATCATAGTCGATTTTAACCAACTCAAATGACATTCTAGGAAGCGTGATTTGCACATTGCGCTCTTCACCATTTGGAAGCTGATCAATTCTTGCAAGAAACTTTTGTTTAGGTGCATAAGCTAAAGGAACACGTAGCGCCTGAACAGAAGTTCCCGCACTATTCTTTCGATCTATCTCTACATTGTTGAACATGTTTCCGAAAGCAACTATACACTTTCGAATTGTCCCCCAGTAGTAACTTCCGTTAGTTAGCATTGTTTATAAACACTTCCCCAAAAGGATTCTTTTCTGTAAAATCTAAAATGTCTGATATGTTAGTGTCGAAGTCATCATTCTGTGCTATAGGATCATTTGTTTTGATATTAAAGTTCTCATAAACTAAACTGCTATCGCTGTTCTCATACACCAATGTTCCCGTATCTTCAAATGACAATTCAAACGATTCAACATTCTGCTCTTTCTTATCTATAATTTCATCAATTTCACGAACTTCTGTTTGAATATTCTCATGACTATACTGAAACAATTCACATTCTAGTTTATACACATAAAGTTTTCCGACCTGAAAGAATGGATCCTTTACTTCTACATAACGAATCTCGAAAAACGATTTGGTCAAAGGAAAGTATATTAGATCACCTTCTGCAGGCCTGCTCAATGCGGCGACCTTTTTTCTACCCACTGATTCTTCCCAGCGCCGTCTAGCAACAATAAAGGTTGCGGTATCCTGAATCTCGAGACCAAACTTAGTAAGAAGTTCACCTCCGCCAAAACCTGTAGTATTTTCTAGATAGGCCTCTAGCGGAAAAGCATCTTCATATTTATTGAGAGGATCCTCATTCAAAATCATATCACGACTTACAGCAACTCGAGGAATATAAAAACAATCAAATCCGTAAATCTTTAGGCATTCAATGATCAAATCCTCATGCAGCAGAGACTCTGATCTCTTGCCCATTGGGATTCCACTCTGAAAGTAAAAGTTCGTGGGAGGCATTTGACTTTTTCTATTGTTTTCTAATTGACATGGGTGTATAATCGCTTTGTTGGCAATGATGAATGATTAATACTAGCCAGTAATGAACATTGGAGGTGTTTCAAATCTTAGCTGCATTTCATCTTCTATTTTCATAATTTCATCGATTGCTTCATCATAAATCTTCTGCCCATTAAGCGTTACTCCTCCAGGAAGCTGAACTCCTTCAAACTTCTTAAGGTTTTCTCCCCATTGACGTTTAATTAATGATGTTGCATATCTTTTCAAGAATATATCGTCATAAACGTCAGTATATGTAGTAGGATCTAGAATTCGATAGCAGTTAACTATAAGGTAATTATTTAAACCTGCATCACGATCCCAATCCATATCTACATAAAGTCTATTCATGTGACGATTGAATCTAAAAGGTTTCTGACCCACTAGAAGGTCATTAATTAGTCGAAGATGATTCTGAATCATTGTGTAGTGTATCATATCTACAGACATCAGATTGTATAAGTCCTGCACTAACATCTGATATCGAATATCAAACAGATTGATACCTGAGGTGCGATCAAAGAAAGGTAAGACTTGCTTGATACCTGTTACAGCATCCGCAATATCAAAGTAACGATTGTCATAAGATCCTTTGGTGAATGACGATACTACAGCTGTATTGCCGCCGGATCCTGTGACTGTCTCCCCCACCGTGAATGATTTATCTTGTGTGGTTTTATAAACTGTTAAAAGAGCAGCGTTATTGTTTGAAACAACCGTAGTGATGACGCCGCTTGTTTGTCCCGTTATAACTTCTCCAGGCCCAAAGGTATTCGCAACATTAGTGGTGAGCACAAGGTTCGAATTAGTTACCTGTGCTTTTAGATATACTTCTTCTACCGCATCAAAATGATACTCTCTGTAAAACTGAAAGGCATCGTCGATGCGATCCTCAATCTGATCGTCATCGATGTTTATTTCAATTACTGGATGCCCAAGTCTACGTAGGCAGTAATCAATCAGTTGTTGTCGAGTAGTAATAGCCATAGCGCCCTCTTTTTATTGTTATATTTATAAGGGCGCCGTTTCCTATTTTAATCCCATAGTTTGTCTAATTTTGGTTGCTGAGATAGAATGAATATTAGCATCAAAAACTTCTTGTTCAATCTTGTAACCAACGTCACGCCCATACGTAATGTTTACAACGTTAGGAACCACTAATATCTCATACATACCTTGATATAGAGGATCTAGATCTTTTCGAATGAAGTTTTTGACTTGCTCAATTGCAAAAGGATTGCTGTCATTCCATCCTTGACAGTCACGAATCATAATACACACTTGTCCCGTTTTGCGTAATGCTCTTTCAAACAAGGCACGATGGCCCTCATGCCAGGGTTGCCATCTGCCCAGCATTTGAACGGTTTCTTTTTGCCAGTTA